CTCGTTTCCGCGCCTACCGAAGGCGCGTCCATGACTTACCAAAACGCTCAGCAAGCCCGACAAGACTTGTACCTTTTCGGCACTCGCGCTTTAATCGACACACTCCAGGCGAGTTTCTCAATGAACAACGTTCTTCCAAGAAACCGTTTCATCGAGTTTGACGTGGCGGAATATCTCGGATTGGAACGCGAAGAAGTAATCACCGAAACCCGCGTAGAGGAATCACTATGAAAATTCAATTCGACGCTGTACCCGTCAAGCTTGACGCTGCAGCTGGTGAAGAAACACTTCCAACAATTACAGGTATTGCAGTCCCCTGGTTTCCAGTTTCTGCAGTAGTGAGCAGTGGCGAAAAAGTGGCGTTCCAGTCGGGCGCTTTCGACTTGGATCAGAAACCTGCCAAGCTCATTGAAGGCCACGACCTAACGCAGTTAGTTGGCACAGTCCCCGAACTCGTGAACTTGGAAGAGGGATTGGGCTACCTTGCACAATTCGCCCGTACCACCCGCGCAGCGGACGCAATTGAACTAATCCGCGCAGGCGCATACGACGCAGTGAGCGTTGGCGCTGACGTTGTCGAATCGTATTTCGACGCAAAAACCAAAACGACTGTCGTCACTAAGGCGACATTGTTAGAGCTATCGCTTGTCGCCATACCAGCATTCTCGGCGGCGACTATCGAAACCCTTGTTGCTTCAGCCCCTGAAGAAGAACAACAAGAACCAGCAGAATCCACAATTCAACAAGAGGAGACTCAAGTGGAACACACAGAAAACGTTGAGGCAGAAGCTTCAACTGTCCCAACAACAATCTTCGCTCAGGCGAAGCGTCCAGTCCGTCTTCCTTCACCAGGCGAATACATCGCTGCAATGAAGCGCGGCGGTTCAGAATTTGCACAGCTCAACGCAAACATTCAAGCCGCCACTGGTGACGTGCTTGTGTCTGACGCAGCTGGCCTGCTCCCGACGCCAGTGGTGTCCCCCGTTTTTACGGACATCAACCCGCTGCGTCCTATCGTCAGCGCGCTCGGCGCTCGCTCGATGCCCCAGGCAGGGTCAAGCTTCTTGCGTCCTTATGTGAAAGTCCATTCGGCAGCTGGTCAGCAGACAACCGAATTGACCGCATTGTCAACCGCAAACTTCGAAGTTGACGATATTTCGATCAGCAAGAAAACTTTCGGCGGCAAACTTGTGCTTTCCGAGCAGGTAATCGACTGGTCGTCTCCGTCCATTCTCGACGCTGCAATTCAAGACCTCGCAGGCCAATATGCGCTCGCGACTGAAGCAGAAGTTGTTAAGACAATGGCTGCAGCAATGACCAACGCTGAAGAGCAGATCACCGACCTCACCGACGGCGATTCAATTGTCGAGAACCTTTACATCGCAGCGTCAGAAATTGCAGCTGTCGGAAACTACTTGCCAAACGTGGCAGTTGTTTCACCTGCAGTATGGGCAAAGCTCGGAAACGCGACAGACGGTGCAGGAAACAAGTTGTTCCCACAGGTCAACACAGTCGTCGGATTGGGAACACTCCCAGCTGGCGTCACTGGCTGGAACGGCAACCCGCTTGGCTTGCAACTCATCGTTTCTAACCAGGTTGGAACACAGGCAATCGGCAACAAGACCGCAGCTGAATACATTTGGCTGATGAACTCCCGCGCTGTCGAGTGTTATGAACAGCAAAAGGGATTCCTGGAGCTGCGCGACCCTGCAAACTTGGGATTGACAATCAGCGTGAGAGGGTACTTCGCCGCTGCAGTCATGGACAAGAATCAGATTCGCATTCTCGGCCCAGACGCAACCTTCGCCTGATTCGTTGACGGGTAGTCGGGGAGCGTGACAATGACACAGCCAACATTTCCAATCCAGCTCACGAAAGAAGTTTCTAACGTGGCGGCTGTTAGTGGAACATGGACGGTCACGCTCTCCGACGTTGACGGAATCATCGTTGGAATGCGCTTTTCGCTTGGCGGGTTTACAACCCCGTCCTGGAATGTCAACGGCGAAACGGTTGACGCAATCAACTCGACAAACAAAACCGTTACTTACAGTCACGGAAACGCAACAGTCACCAGCCAAGAAGTTTGGGCGCAGTTCCATCTGGCTTGTGAATGGATAGCGCTTGAAGACTTGGAAGCAGCGCTTGGATACACATTCGACGTTGGTGATTTAGCTTGGGCGCAGGCACAAGTTGACGCAAGTAACGACTGGTGTTACAAAATGCGCCAGTCGAGCGGTTACGAAGACCACCCAAACTACGCCCCAACTTCGGCGGTTAAGCAAGGCGTCATTCTTTACGCTTCCCAGCTGATTAAACAGCGCGGAGCAGTGGACGGATACGCCAGTTTCGACAATCAAGGTTTTGGCGTTGCACCAGGTCAGACATACGCGCAAATTCTGCAGTTGCTTGGCTGTAAGAAACCGCAGGTTGGCTAATGGCTACGGGCTTTCTCGCTGACGCGATTGACTTGTGTTCCGACGCTTTGACAGCTGCAGGAATCCCCTGGGCTTATGATCCAGGCCAAGCCCGTCCGAAATGCGTGATGATTGAACTGCCTGAATTTACTTTGTATTCAAAAGCAGTTGCAGACATTCGAATTCGTCTTCGCGTTTGTGGCGCTCCACCAGGGAACAAAGCAAACAACGACTTCATTCTCACAACAGTCGAAGACATTATGACTTCAACAATCATCGTTGAAAGCGGCGCTCCTGGTACCGCTGAATACGGCAATCAACAACTTCCGACCTACGACCTAGTCGCTCGAATCGGAACGAACAACAGATAAAGGAAAACAAATGGCAACACAGACATTTCTCTCAAACGCCACCGTCAACTTGACGCAAGGCGCGACGACGTGGGACTTGTCCGATCAGTGTTCAGCGGTGACGCTGACTGTCGGTAACGAACCGCTCGAATCAACCGCTTTCACCAGCTCAGGCGCGCCAACTGGCCGTTCGTATGTTGCAGGTCTTCAATCAGTCGAAGTTTCTTTGACGATGTACCTCAGCTACGGCGCAACCGTCGCCCCTGACACCGAAGTTGAAACCGTTTTGGCAGCTTGTGTTGGTAAGTCTTCGACGCTGGTGATTTCGCCTAGCGGAACGACTGAAGGCGTTTCTAACCCTGAATACACCATTGCAGGCGCATACCTCGAAAGCTTCACACCAATCAACAGCTCGATTGGCGAATTGGCAACCGTTGAAGTGACCTTCACTGGTGGCACATTCGTTCGCGACATCACCTGATAACACTGAAAGGGGACACAAGTGAAACTCACACTTCAAGTCACAAAAAGCGATGGCGAAACATTCCAGGTTCAAACAAACCTGTTCGTTATCGTCGCATGGGAACGCAAGTTCAAGCGTAAAAGCGGAGAACTGAGCGGTGGCGCTATCGGTCATGAAGACCTTCTTTTCATGGCGTATGAAGCTGCAAAATGTCAAAACATTCCCGTTCCGATGAGCTTTGACGAATTCATCAAACGAACCGAAGACATTGACGTTATTTCGGAGCCTGTAAACCCTACGGAGCAGGACAGTACGGAAGGCAACTAGCGGAGATTCTGCTGGAAACTGGCTACTGGCCTGCACAAGTCCCATTCGACATGGAAGAGCTGGCGACAGTTGTTTCAGTCATAAACCAACGCAGAAAGGAACAGAACAGAAATGCCCGTAGGCGCTGAAATATCTGTTTATGGTGTCCGCGACGCGTTGAAAGAGCTGGGGCAAATGGACAAGCAGCTCCGCTTTAAAGCGATCAGCAAAATTAAAGGCGCGTCTGGTGAAATGCTCGCTGTCGCGCGCGGCCAGTACCCCGACAATCAACAGCTGCAGGACGTTATGCCTGGCTGGTCAACTAAGGGGCGTTTGGGCTACGACAAAAAGAAAGTCGATCAGGGCGTCCAGGTCAAGGTTGGCGGCAGGGCGTATGGGGACGCCTACGCGGTTGTCACAATCATTCAGAAGAACGCTGGTGGCGCTTTGTTCGACATTGCGGGTCTTCGTAACGGGGCGCAAGGTGTCGGTTCTACAGACCGTTTAGGGCGTTCACGTCAGTCCGCGCAATCGGACGCTTTTCTCCACAATTTGAACGCTGCATTTGGTCAAGCCCAGCGCGGTATGTGGCGCAAGATTCGAATCATTCGCGAAATGGCAGACAAAGAACTAATGAGCGCGCTCGAAGAAGTCGCAGCTCAGGTCAACAGAAAGCTGGTCGCCTAATGGCCATTTACATTCCAATAGTTTCCGAATTCAAGTCCGACGGAATTGACAAAGCCAAAAAAGAATTCGCGTCGCTCGAAGGCGTTGGGGCTAAGGCTGGCTACGCCATTAAGAAAGCCGCAATCCCCGCAGCGGCGGCGGTAGCGGGATTGGCTGCGGCAGGTTTTGACGCTGTCCAGGCAGCTATTGAGGATT